CGATACTAAGAATGATGCTGCACGTAATGCACTAGCACAACAACGTCTAGGGTTGGAAAAAGAAGAAAACGGTATACGTCAAGAACTAGATGGTATGGTGAACAAGGGTGTTGTTGCACAGACAAAGCAACAGATAGCCATAGCACAAGCTGCTAACGACCAGCGCAACCTAAACGGTGAAATTGCTGACCTACAACGACAACTAGCAGCAGCACCACTAGAAGCACAGATAGCTGAATTAAAGAAGCAGCAAGATGGACTGTTGAAGCCTATACAGGACCGTATCAAAGAATTGGAGCGTGAAGGACAGCAGCTACGTGAACAGAAACAGGATTGGCAGGACATTAAGAGTGGTATACAGGACACACTAGCTGCACAGCGTGCTGCTGCTGCTGAAGCTAAGAAAGCTACAGCAGATGCTGCTAAGGCAGCTAAGGATGCTGCCACAAACAAGCCTATGGACCTTACCAAGATATTTGACCCTGAAGAAATTAAAGCTGCTGCTACAAAGGTTGGCACGTCATGGGTTGCAGGTATTAGGGACTATCTCAACACCAATGGTGCTGGTCTGGTTGGTGGTGCTATAGGTTCCATACTAGGTGGTGCAGCGTTTGGGCCACTGGGTGCTGTTGCTGGTGGACTGTTCGGTAAGTCATTCATGGAACGCATGCAGCAAAACTTTGGTACCCTGGATGGGTTCCTTAAATCAGTCGCCGAAAAGATTGCTGGTGCACTAAAAATAGACATATCTGGTGCTGAGAGTACAGGTGAAGCTTTCGGTAAGATATTCGATACGATGAAGGAACGTGCTACTACTGCAATGGAAGCTGTACGTAGCACCATAGCTGAGAAGTTGCAGGGTGCACAGGATGTTATGGCCACTGTACAGGGTAAGTGGCAAGAGATGTTTGGTAGTGAATCAGCAGGTTCTAAAGCAGGTATTGCTGCTATTGATGGCATCAACAAAGCATTCCAGGCACTACAACTGTTGATGAGTGGTGACGTACAGGGTGCAATAGATACATTACAGCAATCGTTTGACCAGTTTGGTATAGCAGGTAGTGAATCGGTCAAACAGATAACCACGTCATTCAATGACTTGAAAGCAGTACTAGAACCATTGGTACCTGTGGTTGCTGGTATTGCTGTTGCGTTTGCTACATTCCGTACACTTACGGTTGTAGCTGCTGGTGTAGCTGCATTGGCAGCAGCATGGACTAGTATGAGTGCTACGTTTGCTACTGGTGGCACTATACTTGGTGGCATCATCGCTCTACTAGGTGGGCCAGTTACAGCAGCTATCATCGCAGTGCAACAGTGGTTGAAGCCATTAAGACTGGCTATGCTGCACTAAGTGAATTCCTGAGCACTACCACTGCTACCATATGGGCAGCTATGCAGAGTGCATGGGAAACAGGTACCACAGCTATACAAGCTGTATGGACAACTGTTACCACTGCTATACCTAACCTGCTTACAGCTATGTGGAATTTACTTACACCAGAGAATCAGGCTAAGCTGCTGGAACTACAAACGTTGATGCAGGAAGCATGGACGGTTATACAAGCACTGTGGACAACAGCTACCACAGCTATTACTACTACTGCTACTGCATGGTGGGCCACACTAACAGCAGGCTTCCAGAAGTTGTGGGAAGATATCCAACTGTACTGGAACAGTGGTATAGAGGGTATACAGAAGGCAATTACACCAGCATACGAAAGTATACAGACAGCTACCACTACGTTCTTCACGACGATTAGTGGCTACTGGGAAACAGCTAAAACAACATTAGGTAATCTAGCTAAACAGCTAGGTGAGACTATTATGACTGCACTGACTGGTGCATTGAATGCTGGTGTAGGTATGATGGTGGATACCGTCATAGCAGGTGTCAAGAAAGCACTAGAAGCTGCCAAGGGGTTGTTAGCTGGATTGGGTGGTGGTGCTGGTGGTATGCAAACCATGTCCAGTAAGGTGACTGGTGGCAGTAAAGCTAATCCAGAGATACAGGCTATTTTGAATGCTGTAGCTGAGAAGTACAAGCTAGACGCAAAACTGTTCACTGCACAGATACAACACGAGTCTGCTGGATTTGATCCTAATGTGATTAGTGGTGTACGTAAGGGTAGTAGTGGTGAGCTAGGGTTAGGGCAATTTATGCCTGATACCCTAAAGGCTATGCTACAGAAGAACAACCTTACTATGCAGCAGTATCTAGGTGATGCACAGGTACAGATTGAACTAGCTGGCCAGCATATGGCAGAGCTAGTTACTACCTTTGGTGACTATGACAAAGCACTACAAGCATACAACGGTGGTGCTGGTGGTGTAGGTAGTGCTGCAACCACAAAGTACGCACAGATAGTACATGAAGTTGCATCAGGCTTACAATCAGTCAATACGAGCCAGAATATTACTGCACAGAAGATGTCAATGAATGTTGACCAGATTACTGCTGGTAGGCAAGCTGGCTTGTCTATGGAGGAAGCACAGGCTATCTGTGGGCCATATGCTGCTGTGTTGTTTGCACAGGCTACAGGGAAAACACCATCCTTATCAGAAGCTAAAGAGCTAGCACAGGCTACAGGGTGGAGTGCTGCTAAGGGTATGGGTGGTACTGGCAACTTTATGGGGTTGCTAGGAAAAATGGGTATCAATGCAGTACGTCAAGCTGCAACACCAGAGAATGTGAATGCTGCACTTGGTGCTGGTAAACCTGTAGCGTTCAGTACTAACAGACATTACTTTGTTGGGTCGGGTGGCACTGCTGAGGGTGGTATTAACGTTGGTGCCACAGGTACTGTGATGTCAAAGTACGGTGGTAAAGCTATCATGACTCTAGCCGAAATAGAGTCTGTTGGTAACGGTATGAATGATCTTATTGTACTGACAGATAAGTTAGCAGCAAGTGGCCAACAGTCATTCAATGAGTTGACAGCAAGTGCAACACAGTTCGGTGATGCAATGGCTACAGGTAATGAAGGTATACAAGCAGGCATAGAACAGACATCTGCTACTACATCAGATACTGCTACAGCTATAACTGCATCCACACAGACACTAACACAGAGTATCCAGGGTGGATTGGTACCTGCTGGACTTGCTGCACGTGATGCTGTTGGTGCTATGGCAATGGGTATACAGCCACTTATTAGCACATGGGCACAAGGTGGCATGACTTCCAATCAGTTGGCAGAGTCTATCGTACAGTTAGCAGCACAGTCAGGACTAGCTACAGCACCGTTGGCACAGTTTGCAGCAGGTAACGCTACTGTAGGTGAAGCACTACGGCAGGTTATGGGTTCACTAGCTGCTGCTGATCCTGCCTTTGCTCAAATACAGGAAGCAATGGGTAGTGCACAGGTAAGCACAGAACAGCTTGCTGATGTGCTGCTACGTGGCTTGTCTAACGTAACTGGTGTCATTGGGCCAGCTATGAGCCAGATAGCTGTGAGTGCCAAACCAATAGAAACAGCGTTTGCCACTGGTGCTATCAGTAGTGAACAGTTTGTGCAGTCCGTAGTTGAACTAGCAGCTACTTCAGGACTCACACAGGCACCACTGCGCATGATGCAGGATGGTGTGCTAACCACTAACCAAGCATTGGCAGCAGTGGTAGCTACAGCAGCAGAGGTAAACCCTGCATTCACTGACATGGCTGCATCCATCACAGACTTGCCTGAACCTGCTACTGAAGCTGCACAAGCTTTTATTGACTGGTCACAGTCATTGGCAGACTCAGCTACTGCTACCACTGACAACGTACAGGTTATTCAGGACTTGCCTACTGCTGTAACTGACATACAGCAACCTATGCAGGATGCATCCACTACTACGATGCAGGTACTACCTGATGCAACAAGTACTGCATTAGATTCCACCATATCAGCCATACAGAATGCAGTGGGGCCAGCAACGAATGCAGCTACTGATGTTGGTAATGCTATTGTTGAGGGTATTAGATCGGCTGTGGAAGCTGGTGCAGAGTCCATAGCTGATGCAGCAGTAGCTATTGTAGAGAAGGCACTAGAAGCAGCTAAGAAGGCAGCAGATAAGGTAAAGGAATCAGCTAAAAAGGATGGTGGTGATAAGGGTGATGACAGTGATTCAAAGGCTACTGGTGGACGCTTGTCTAGTGGCATGTGGACACTGGTTGGTGAGAATGGGCCAGAACTAATTGATCCGAGTGGCTATGTGTACACTGCTGAAGAAACAGCAGGTATGGCATCTGATGCACTCAATAGTGGCTTAGTATCACTACAAGCGTTTGCTAGTGGTGGTGCTATGAAAAGTAGCAGTAAGAAAAAGAAGACATCTAAGAAGAAGGATAAGGATAGTGGTGGTGGCAGTAATACACCACCAGAGAAGCCACCAGCACCACCAAAGGCACCTGTGAGTGATGCTGAGTATGCACTAGAAGTAAGCATACTAAAGCTGACACAGCAACGTGACGAGCAACTAGTAAAGATGTTGCCTATTACTGAGGCACTACGTAAGGAGGAACGTGCACAGGAGGAAGCAGCTAAGGGTACGTTGGAACAGCAGATAGCTGTTGGCTATGCTAAGCATGTGATTGCTGATGTGGATGTCATCATAGCTAAGAAGCGTTTTGAAGAATTGAAGGATGGTCAAACACTTCAGTTCCAAGAGGGACGCTTGAAAGAACTACAGGAAGAACAGGCTATTATTGCTAAGGGTAGTCTCGAAACACAGCTAAAGATGAATGAGCTAGATGGTATCAGGCTGAAGAATGAAGCAAAGATAGCTGAGCTACAGTTAGCTGCACTGCCTGCACAGCAGGAACTGGCTAACGTGCAGGCTAAGATAGCTGAGATACAGAAGGGTAGCGTAGAAGACCAGATTAAGACAGCCAACATACAAGCACAGCAGCATAAAAACCAGTTCCAGATTAATGAGCTAAACATTGCTGCTGCACCACTACATAAGGAGGAAGCACAGCTACAAGCTGAGATACAGAAGACACTAGAAGGTACTACTGAACAGAAGAAACAACAGGCACAGTACCAGACACAATTGGCTACACTAGAACTAGCCTCATTGAAGAATCAGGAGGCTATGCTACCTATACAGCATCAGATATCACAGGTACAGAAGCAGATAGATGATGTGGCACGTGGGACACTAGAAGACCAGTATGCAGCTATTGATGCTACAAGGGAAGATGCTAAGCTACGTATGGAAGAAATCAATATTAACTCTCAGCTACGTAAGATCAATGCTGGTACACTGGAGATGTCACAGGAACAGATTAATGCACTACACAAGCAGCTAGAAGTTATTAACGACCAGAAGGCAGACATTGGTGACCAGAACGAACTGAAGCAGCTACAGGCTACCATCAACAACACTGATGCACAGAAGCAGCTAGCAGCACTCCAGGCACAGGAACGGCAGCATCAGAATGTAGCTGATGATCTGGACTACCAGAAGTCCGTTATAGAAAATCAGACTGGTCAGATTGGTGCACAGAATCAAGTATCTGCTGCTGGCCAACAGGAACGACTAGCAGCAGTACAAGCACAGCTAACTGTGTATACAGCACAGATTACTGAGCTACAGGCACAGAACGATGTACTGGGTCTACAAGTTGACAACATAGCACTAGGTAACCAGATACGGGCTGATGCACTTGCTGCACAGCAGATCAAGCTAGAAGCACAGGTAGGTGAGTACAACAAACAGATCACTGCTGTACAGCAACAGAACGCACTAGTGTCTGCACAAAGTGCACTGCTTAGTGCAAACAATGCCGTAGCAGCACAGGGTAGCCAAGCACAGATACTTGGCCTACAGAATTCCATTGCACTACGTCAGGTAGAAATTACACACCTTGGTAATGAACGTGACTTGCTCCAGGGACAGATTACGCTCATCAACACACAGACTACTGCTAGTGCTGCTATGCACAACGAGAATATCACCAGACTGGAGAACCAGAAGCATCTACAGGATAATATCCTAGAAGACATCAACGCACAGCTTGGTTCACTGAACGCACAGAAGAAAGTATACGAGGATATCAGAGCACTAGCTGATGCCATTGCAGCTAGGCCAGTTAGCCCACCAGGGACTACTTCACCTAGTGGTGGGCCACCAGGAACTGTAGCAGCTACAGCTACCAAGAGTGGTGCACAGACACTGTATCTTAGCAGAGGTACAGGTACAGATGGCTGGTACACATCTAGTGGACAGTTGATAGTACAGGGTGGTTCAGCCAATCCACCTAGTGGCTATCAGGTAAAGTGGCTGGCTAGTGGTGGTACGTGGCATGCTGGTGAAGTTGCTGTACTAGGTGAGAATGGGCCAGAGATAGCCATAGCTAAGTCTGACATGCACGTGTTCCCTAACGAACAGTCACAGCGCATTGCACGTGCCTTTGGTGGTGGCACACGTAGTGGTAGTGGTAGTGGCAGTGGTGCAGCACAGAAGAATGTGACCGTAAATGTGGAATACCATAGGCACTCTGGTACTGACTACGGTGAAGGCACTTTGCCACAGATTGTGCGTGAAGCAGTAAACGTAGCACTGAGAAGTTAGGGTAGGGGTAAGGTAGATGGCTAACGGTTGGCCAGATTATCCAGGTGGTTCACCATCATACGATGTCATATGTTACAAGCGTCCAGATAACGTTGTGATAAATCTATCGTCACCACCATATCAGTTGCACTCGTATGAAGGGTTCGGTATATCTGAATTCCAGCACACAACCGTTGCACCACCACAGACACATGGTGAGTATTGGTACGATGTCAGGATGGATGCTAAGGTACTGACAGTGGAGTTTAGCTACACTGGTGGTGGTGTACCAGAGGAACAGTCCAGTAGACGTGCAGTGGTCAGAGCCTTCAATCCGTTGATGGGACCAGGAACACTACGTATAGATCAAGCTAATGGTGTGTCACGTGAGATACGTTGCATACTGGCAGAATCACTACCACTGCCTAAAGACGACACAGAAGCACCAGGACATTACAGGACAGTGGTACGGTTCAAATCGCATGGCATACCAGCGTTTATTGATCCTGTGATACAAACGTTTACACTCAACTTCAACTTGAATCCAGGTAACTTCCTGTTTCCCTGGACGTTTCCACGTATCTTTGCACAGTCAGGGTTTGCTAGCAGTCCTATCATCATCAATGATGGTGACATTGAAACACCTGTGCATATAGATTTGTATGGACCATTTTCTGATCCAGTGTTCAAGAACACTACATCTGGCAAGTCATTGTCCCTTATTGGTTTAAACTGTATTGCAGGACAACACTTAGTGATAGATACAGACCCTGAACGATACGTCATACAGTTGGATGGTAACGACGTGTGGCAGTACGTGGTTGATGCAGACATGTGGGGTTTGGTTGCTGGTAACAACCAGTTAGTGTTTGACATAGGTAGTACTACCGTTGTTACAGCAGGTACCGTTCAGTGGTACAACAGGTATTTGGGACAGTAGGACAGGTAGGCATAACATGGCACAAACAGTACGTTTCGTAGATAGTATCTCGTACACTGAAGCAGATCAGGCTGACTTTAATATGCGTATGATGCGCCCACAGGGTGTCATACCTGAATCTGTGTTAGGTACACTGATAGTTAGCGCCATAGGTAGCATGGCAGTGCGTGTTGGTCCAGGGGAAGCCTTTGTACAGGGTTTCCAGTATAAGAATGATGCTAACCTTGACTTGGGTATAAGCAGCAATACTAGCGGTAGCACACGCATTGACTACGTAATACTACGTTTGAACCGTACTGCCAATACGTTGATACTGGCTATCCTCCAGGGTGTTTCAGGTGCTGGAGCACCAACGTTGACACAAGTAGTTGGTGGTACATGGGAATTCCCACTGGCACAGGTTATGGTAGTGAACAATGCCAGTACCATTACTGCTGGCAACATTGGTGACTACCGTGTACTGAGTAGGTGGCCACTGTCTTCAATAGATGGTGCGATGGCTACTGATGCTGAACTAGCTGCTGAAGCTAGTGCACGTTCCAGTGCAGATAGTGCTGAAGTTACCGCACGCACCAATGCAGACGCGGCACTGAACACTGCGATAAACAACGAGTCTGCCTCTCGTGCCAACACTGACAATACACTGAACGCTGCAATAAATGCGGAGGCTACTACTCGTTCCAATGAAGACATTGCACTCAGTAACAGAATTAGTCCATTGGAATCCATAAAGCCTACTATGGTCATATCTCTATCTTCTGGTGGCGGTGTGTACACTGCAAAAGGTAATATTTATAGTATTAACCACGATTACACTGGAGCATATAGAATAAACTTTGCTACGCCGTATTACTCAACTACGTCGTATGCTGTATTTGCTATGGCATTCAACGTACAGGCTGTAGCCTACGTTATTGATAGACAGACTACATACGTAACTGTACAGTACAGGACCATAGGTAACGTGGACGTGAATTGTGATAACTACATTCTCATATTCTAGGGAAATGGTATGACAGAAGTTGCACGCTTCTTTGATTCACAGTCATACGGTGAAAGTGACCAAGCTGAAGTCACTGCACGTATGGTGCGTGATGGCATATGTATTGGTGTTGGTAGTGAGTTAGCCGTTACGAGTGGTGTTGCTGGTTTCGTATCAGTAAACACTGGTGAAGCATTCGTACAGGGATTCTGGTACAAGAATACGGCTGTAAAGACTCTAGCTGTTAGTAGTAACGTTACGGCTATAACACGTGTAGATGTAGTGGTATTACGCCTTGACCGTACTGGTAATGCATTAGTAGCTGCTGTACATGAGGGTACTCCTGGTGGTGGTGTGCCACCTTTAACACAAGTAGTAGGTGGTATATGGGAGATGCCACTAGCAAACCTTAGCACTACATCAGGTGTCACTACTATTGCTGATGCTCGTGTATGGCAAAGCAATATGTACAACCCAATGACCACTGCTGGAGACATCGTTGTAGCTGATGCACGTGGTGTAGCACAGCGTAAAGCAAAGGGTGCTAACGGTAGCTATCTTGGTGTGGACGGTGCAGGCAATCTAAACTACAGTGTACCTATTGGCTTTGCTAACCCTATGGCAGCAGCAGGTGACATCATCGTTGGTGGTGCTGGTGGTGCTGCTGGTCGTGCTCCTATAGGTGCTGGTAACAGTATCTTTGGTGTCAATGCAGCAGGTGTGCTTGGTTATTACACTGATCCTAACGCAGTGATTCCTGCTGGTACACTACATCCTGGTAGACTAACATCCTGGTCAGGTGCCACGTATACTAACCATGTGTTGTATGACTACGGTAGTGGTATCAGTGTAGCTAAGGTGCAAGATATACTGTGTGCAGTAAACTCTATTGGTGGTGACAAAATATCGGATAACACGATACATGGTGGTAACAAGATAATAGATGGTACCGTTGGTACAGTTGAACTAGCAGGCCGTAGCATATCTAATGTCTTCTTTGCACAAGGTGCTGCTACTGGTGGCATCGGTTCAGGATCGTGGCAGAATGCATCATTCAATATTGGTGCAACTGGTCTACGTATTAATGAAACACTCATGGTGGTTGCCTTACAGTTTACTGCCTCGTATGCTTCCGTTGGGCAATTAGGTGGTGTAGGTATTGGCCTAGATACAATTGGTGGCCCATCATGGTACGCACACTTCCACATCCCGATTGCTGGTCTTATTTCTACAACCATTATAGCGTATCATTTGGCGGGTGCAGTCAATCACAATTATTACGCACTGAACTACACGAGTGCTGGTGGTAGTACCGTGAACGGTGGTTGGCCAGGACAGTTCGTAGCCATTGCGCTGAACCGATAGGAGATAAGTAACCATGAAGATCAATAAGGCAGTGAACATTGAGCTACTACAGAAAGAGCTACGTGATGCTGGTGTACCGTTTAGGGGTATAACTGCGTGGTTTACTGATGTTGATGGTGAGATAGATATATTCGATCATGATAAGAATGGAGTACAGATTGATCCGTCACCAGCAGCTATTGCCATAATAGAAGCACACAATGCTCCACCAGAACCACCAACACCTGACTTTGGTAATGATGAACCTGACTCAAACTTTCGTGCACAAGCAGCAACAGCAGTAGCAGGGCTACGTAACTATATGAACCTGGAGACTGCACCCACACCAGCACAACGTATAGCATGGGAGCGTCTAGTGTGTCGTATCCTCCTATTCTTGATACGATACGTCATAGCTCCACCACCAGTATCTGTACCTATACCTGCACCTATGCAGTTTACACCACCTTCAATAGAACCACTGTTGTTACCTGGAGACGATATAGTAGCAAACATGATTGCTAGGGGTGAATTTGCTGGTGCTGGTGGTAGTGCAACAACTGATGTGCCACTGAAGCCTGTGCCACCACCAGAAGGATTGGGAGATTAGTGACGTGACAGAAGTAGCACGTTTCTTTGATGCGCAGTCATATAGTGAAGGGGATCAGGCTGAAGTACAAGCACGGTTCCGTTCTACAGGTGTACTAATTGACGTAGCTAGCAGGCTTGTGGTGAGTGCTCCAGGTGGTATGTTTGTGTCCATTGCTCCAGGTGAAGCAATGGTAGAAGGGTTCTGGTACAAGAATACTGCTGCACTACAACTGGCTGTTGGCAACAACACAAGTGGTAGCACGCGCTATGACAGAGTAGTGTTGCGTCTAAGCCGTACAGGTAACACACTGAATGCAGCAGTAGTAGTAGGCACTGTTGGCGCTGGAGCACCACCAGCACTGACGCAGATAGTGGGTGGTATATGGGAACTACCACTGGCTGTCATTACGGTGCCTACTGGTGTAGGTGCCATACTACCAAACATGATAACCAATAACCCTGTGTATACAAACATGCTTGTAGATGCACGTCCTAACTTGTTTGATAACCCTACGTTTAGAGTCAATCAGCGTAGTATTGTTGCACTTAGTACTACTGGATATGCTGCTGATAGATGGATTACAGGACTAACGAATAATACAGGAGGCTTTGTTGTACAATCTGTAGCTGCATATCCACCTAATATGGGATTCTTTGAGACGCAACCAGTAAAATCACTTCTTGTGTCACGTGGCAACGCTGTAGCAATTGCTGCTGATACACTCATTGGTCCACAGCAATCACTAGAAGGTATCAAGGCTACACCGCTCTTTGGTCAAACAGCGTGTGTATCATGGTGGTCTTTCTGTAACAAGGTAGGTACCTTTAGCTTTAACTATGAGCAATTTGGTGGTAACTGGAGATACATTGCTAGCTGGACACATGGTCTAGCTAACACATGGCAGTTTAACTACGTAGTGATACCGTGGAACGTTGGTGCTGGTTGGATAGATACTAGTGCTGGTTCCCTGACGTGTAGATGGTTAGCAGTATGTGGTGACAACTACAGACATACCGTTACCAACCAGTGGGTGAATGTTAATGGTAAGTATATCGGACCAGACCATGATAACCCACTCACTGCTACTGCTGATGTGCTGTGGATTTATCAGCCTAAACTAGAGGTAGGTAGTTACCCCACACGCTTTGAAGTGCCTGATCCTACATTGGAACGTATACAGTGCTACAGGCAACTGTACGTGGAACGTGAACAAATAACAGGTTGGGTTGGGAGTAATGCTGTTGCGCTAGAAGCCACACAGTATTTACCTGTACAAATGAGAGTGATACCAGCATTCTCTGTGCCTGTTGTACCATCATTTGCTCAAGGTGCTGCACCAACTGCTAATCAAATAGGCGTTCTATGTCAATCGTCATGGATTACCAACTTTACATACAGCAGTTGGGTAGCATGGGTGAATATAGGTGCTAAAACACATGGTTCATTCATAACTTCTAGTACAGTAGGAACTGGTATAGGTTCAGGACAAGCAGCATCCATTGTGTTGGGTAGCAACATACAAGTAGTATACAGTTCGGAGTTGTAGGTAACATAACATGCCAGCCAGATACAAGCGTGTGACACCATTGCACGATGAACTGTGGATTGATACAGAAACAGGTACATCGTTTGGTAACTCTGAAACCAAAGAGTACCTAGCATACCAGGAGTGGCTAGCACAAGGTGGCATACCTGATGATGCAAACCCACTTCCTGTAAACTACAGTGACAACGAACGACACACAGCACAGGTGCTAACTACTAATAGTGCACCACAGGAATTATGGAGGTACACCACAACGAACAAGACAGGGTATGACATCGTAATCAGGATTATTGCCGTAGACAAAGGTAATGGTGCCATAAAGAAGCAAAGTGTAGATGCTACTGTCTCTAGGATAGGTGCTACACCTAATCTAGTAGGACGTACAGATCAGGTGTCACACACTACAGGT